TTGGAGATTTGGATTTTCTCTTTGGAGATTTGGATTTTCTCTTTGGAGACTTGGATTTACGCTTAGGAGACTTGGATTTACGCTTTCCACCAGACATCTTCTTTGGAGACTTGGATTTACGCTTTCCACCAGACATCTTTTTAGGAGACTTGGATTTACGCTTTCCACCAGACATCTTCTTTGGTGACTTGGATTTTTTAGGAGAACGTTTAGCTCCTCCAACTAGATTAGAGATAAAGTTTTCAATCATTTTTATAATATTATACAATAATTTTTTTTTTTATAATTCATTGTTAATTAAATTAATAATAAATTAAAAAGTAATTAAATCTTATATGATGCAAAAATTTCTTTATTAGGTTTTATATTACTAGTCGCTAACACATATATTTCTTTATTCTTAATTTGAAATACAGAATTGATATTAAAACGTGAAGTACTTGCATCGCCAATTTTTCCTTTTCTTTCATAAATGGGTTGAATATTTCTAATGATTGAACCTTTTATATCTAAACCTAACCAACAATGAGAATTATCTTTTTTATCTTGACAAAATACATATTTCCAACATTCATTATTTTTACATTTGTTTTTAAGTTTTATTTTATCCCACGGATAACTATATTTTCCTATTATATCACCTTTTTTAAATCCATAGGGTCCTGCAAATAATCCCATTCCAGCTTTTTCTATATTAGATTTTTTAATATATACATTATCAACCATCATAGTGTGAAGTTCACAAAAATCTGTATATAATCCTAATTTTAAACAACAACGTTTTCCTGTTTCAGAATGTATATAACTACATACTTGAGATTTTTTTATATTATTATAATTATTACTATTAAACTCCATTCTTAATATTATATAACATAAAAGTTTTTTTTGTTATATAATTCTAGCAATTAATCTGTTTATTTAGTTTATTCGGTATGATAATGAAATCTACAAACAGGAATATAAATATCTTCTTTTCCTACTAAAATTTGTTCTTTATTATTAATTAATCTTTTTGTAAACGATGCTCCTGTTCCATCCTTACATTTTACACAATAAGCATTTAATTTAATAACTTCATCTGCTAATGGAATTAATTTTATTATATCTCCCATTAAATGCATATCAGAATCCCCAGATAATCCTCCTATTATAAATAGTTTTTTTTGATTCATATCAGATAATTCTGTGCTAATAAATTCGTATAAATCTTCAAAAAACTGACCTTCATCAATTATTACTACTTCTGCATTTTCATACTCTGTATTAAATATACTTGATGAATTTTTTGTTTTTAATTCTGATAAATTTTTAATTAATAATGCTTTACATGTCTTATTATCATGTGTTTTAATAATTCCAACAAATTCTGTAGTTAATTTCTTTTGATCTTCAGTATATCTTTTTTTATCGTATATATGATTAATCATAATTATTTTATCAGTTATAACTTTATATTTTATCATTTCATTCAGTAATGATGTGCTTTTACCAGAAAACATGCAACCAACATATAATTTCAAGTAATTGCTTTTTAAATTTAACATTACTGCACACACTTTACATTACACTTTAATAAGTCAAGTTAAAAATTTATTTTTTTATTAAGAATCTAATAATATTCTAAAATATTCTAAATATACACTTTTAAATATATAAATTCGTTTATCATATTTATTCAGGTTCATTTTTTTTAAAATGTTTTTTGATGATGTTATTTTTTCTGGTAATTTATTTATTTCATCTATAGTAAATGCTTGTTTAAACAATAAAATATCTTTTGTTTGATATGTAGTCAAATATTTATGAAATGTAAATAATTCTTGAACCATAAAATATCATTAATAATAAAATTTAAAAATTATATTTATTATTAACTTAATTATTTAATTTTGATAAATCTTTACAAGCATAACTTGATAGTATTTTATTATTACCTCTCATTTCATTTTCAATATCTAGTTTGCTAGCAGGAATACCTGTTAGAGAAAAGGAAGACCCTGGAAGAGATTGTTTTTGAATACTATTAGTAGTTTCGTTATTAAATCTATTAACATCTGTTACATAATTAAATATGCTTTTACTTGTTGGTTCATTTTTGTATTCTTTATTTTTTTGATTCATTCTTATAAATCTTTAAGAATTTATTTTTATTAAATTAATTACAATAACAAAATTTATTTGATAATAATAATAATAATAATACAATAATACAATGGAACTAGATAATAGTGATCAAATAGAAATTCAAAATAAAAATCAAATTGAGATTGAAGAAAACAGTATAATAGAAAATACAACTAATACAATTGATACAAAGAGTAATCAAAATTCTAATGAAACTAGTCAGGAAAATTCATATGATAATTTTATGTTTTCATCATCAAAAAGTATATTTGTGCTTTATTTAATTGTTTCAGGAAATTATCTTGCGAATTTATTTGGATGTAGAACTCAAGAAGCATTAAATAATAATATGTTTTTAAAACATCTTTTAGGATTTATGACTATGTATTTTTTTGTTGTTTTAGTTGATAGTAAATCTAAATGGAGTGATAATCCACAAACACAATTATTATTCACATTTTTATTTTATTTTATTTTTGTTATCACTACCCGTATGGATTATAAATGGTGGATTGTTTTTATAATAGGATTATGTGTTGTTTATGTTTTACAAGTTTACAAAGACCATGATAAAACAGAAGAAAAAGATCGCAAAAACTACGAAACTTATCAAAGATATTTAATTTATTTAATTGGTTTAGTTATTATTTTTGGATTTTTAATTTACTATGGTCGTAAACGTTTAGAATATGGAGACTTTTTTGACAATTCTACATTTTTATTAGGTAAAACAAGTTGTTCTTATTCCCAAAACTTTGGTAATAATAAAGAACCTATTGAAATTAGCGACTACCAGGCATTTATGAATGCATTCCCAAAGTTTGAGTAAATTCTAAAACTTTTGTCTATTAATTTAACAAGTATTTTTTATTTACAAAATCTTTTTCTTCATTTTGGTAATATTTTATAAAAATTCGTAATACAGCTTGTTCTTTCATTTTTGCTTCTATATCTAAATTAATTTGTCGTGTTTTTAATAATTCTAATAATTCATTTGGTAAATTTTCTATATAATCTGAATGTGCTCTTCTTGCTGTTATAGAATCATCTTTTGTAATTCCAACTCTTGATTCTGATAAATGAAATAATGGAATTATCCCTCTTGCATCCCAAATTTCTAGTATTTCAGAAGTCAAGTAAGTTAAATCTTTGGTTCCTGGATTTATATTATGATGATGATAATCTAATACAATTGGAATTTTTAATTTTTTACACATTGGTAATAAATCTTCAACTGAATATGCCATTTCACAATTTTCTAATACTAATCTTTCTTGACTTGACTTTGATAATCTTATAAAATTTTTTTCAAATCTTTGCAATGCTTTTTCTTGTCCTCCAGACTTTCCCCCTCCGTGAATAATAATTATACCATTTTTATTTACACCAATTAATTCCATGATTTTAGCATGAAAATCTATTTCAATTATAGATTTTTCTACAACAGATTCCCTTTCAGATGATAATTGATTATATTGACCTGGATGAAATGTCAATTGTTGTTTACATTCTTTAGCTATTATACCTATTTTATATAATGTTTCTTTAAATTGTTCTAAATCATAATTTTTATAATAGTCTGGATGTGTTGCAAATGGAAACATTTCACTTGACATTCTGTATAGATAAATATTATTATTATAATTCCATCTTAATATACATGCCATATCTTCCAAATTTTGTTTTGCCAATTCGTAAGAATAAGCTATTCCTCGTTGTTTAATTGTTTCTAAACGACAAGTTCTTGAGCAGAAAATTCCAAGTTTTCTTAAATATACATTTATACAACAATATCCCATATTTAAATTATTCTTTTGAATAGAATCCATTTTTATTTCTTGTATACTTTTTTATGAAAAGATTACTTTAAGAGTCAATAATTGACTTTTCTATAAAAATTCAATTATTTTATATTAAATACTTATTAATTTTTATTCTACATATCCTCCAGAATTTAACAATATCCATGCTGTCCCATCCCATAAAAGTTGTGCAGATTGACCTTGTCTTTTAAATATTAATTTTGTTGGTTGACTACCAGGATTTAATGGATTTGGAGCAATCAATCTTCCTGTTGGAAATTGGAGTGTATAAGCACATCCTAATCCCATACCATTACACACCATCATTTTTAACATACCAACTTGTGAACCAGATGGAGTTGGCATAGTTCCTGATACTGTTAAATTAATACCATTTACTTTAAATAAGGATATACAATTTGACAAAACAGGATTTCTTGTTAATACAGTGGAACTCAATGTATATATATCCATTGAATAATAAATAGCACTATTAAATGTAACGTTTTCAAATAAGGCCTCTGTAGTATTTGTCAATGTTGTAAATCTACCAGTATTTGCTCCAGCTTGACCTATTGGAGTATTTATAATAGTTCCTCCAGCAATTTGAAAATTATTTCCAGATATAATATTAGATCCTCCACTTAAATTACCATCTAATGTAAAACCACTTATTTTATTTGTAAATACTTTATTCACATCTATATCACCAACATTCCCAGTAACAACATTATTTGTTATTGTTGCATTTGTATAAAATGACCATCTTTCTGTATTTTCTTTGAACCCGAAAAACCCTGTTTTATAACCTGCTGAACCAGTTGTAGCATTTGCATTGCCTGTAGTAGACCAATAATTAACTTGAATACCAACATCCTTATTTTGATCTTGTTTTAAATTACTTTTGACAGTTCCTGATGTACCATTTTGTGTAAGTGTTATAAGACTATTTTTAATTACAAAATTTGTAGAATCTATAATTGACTCAATAGAATATTCTCCATCAACTGCAGGCTTACAATTTGTATTTGTCAATGTTACTGTATCACCAACTGTTAAATAATGTGGCTGATTAACTGTGACTTTTAAATTACCAGATGTATCACTTGGTGTCAATTTTTGAATAGATGTTATATTCAATATTTGAAAAGTTCCTAATGGTAAAATATACTTGTTCAAATCAAAATCTATAGCTCCAGCTGTTAGTGTACCAATAATATTAATATCTCCAGCAAATGATATAGTAGATGATGTAATATCGACTGCACTATATCCATTAAGTATAAGTTTGTCCCCATTACTATATATACTATTACTAGATGATCCAAAATTCAAATAATTATATGTAGGAATATTAATACTACCACTTGAAAATTGTGGAGTTAAATCTATATTTCCATCTGAATTTGTAATTTGTAAATTGTTATTAGTTGTATTTGTTATAAAAGTAGAATTATCATTTCCAAAATACAATGGAACATTATTAGAAATTCTCACAAAATCAGTAGTATTCATTGAAATTGAATTTGAATTTAATATCATAGATCCAGATGTTGATACTGAAATACTATTATTTGTAGAACCAAATGCAATATTACTATTAAAAGGAAATATTACACTTTTCCCTGAAGTAGGTGTTATATATATATTTCCAGATGTTGATAATATTGTTACTTCACCGCCACTTAATGAATTGATTCCTGATATGTTACCATTATTTAAACTTATGTTTTGTAAATATGCATTGTTAAATTCAACATCTCCATAAACTCCAGAATAAACTTCATTTATATTAATTCCATCTCTTATAAATACAAAACGACCTAATGCATTTTTATATCCAAAAAATCCAGTTTTAGATGAAGATGAATTATTCCACTTAAATTCTATACCTCTATCTTTTCCATCATCAATAACTGGACCAATTACTCCACCTAAAGAAAAAATAGGGTCTTGTAAATTAGTCACTGTGCTATAAATATTAGTTGTAGTTCCATTAATTTGAACATCAGAATTTAATATAATTTTTGAAGAACTGGTTAATTGTAAATTTCCTACTGAATCACACGAAATATTATTATTTGTTGTTCCAAAAGCAATTTTTATATTATATGGAACAACAATTTTATCATTTACAGATAAATTCAAGGTACCAGATGTTATTGTTAAATTATTTCCACAAGCAGAAATTGTGTTTGCATTAATTATAGAACCACAATTTAAGTCTAAATTTCCTCTTGTATTAAAATATATTCCATTATCAAGATAAATAGAACTAATTTCCAAATCACCTCTTGTACCAGAAATAACTTCATTTGTATTAACTGCATTTGAATAATATGTAAATTTACCACTTGAATTTTTTAATCCAAACCATCCTAATTTCATAGATGAATCATAATATTTATACTCTATACCTCGATCTTTATTATCATTTGAAACAAGAGTATAATCACCAATAGTAACAATTGGATCTTGGATATTTAAATTTGTACTATTTATTCTACTTTGGTTTCCTGTTATTAATACACTAGATGATGAAATATTTGTTGAACTATTATTTATATTTAATGTTCCAGTTGTATTAATCAAATTTGTTGTATTACTTGTCAAGTTTAAATTTCCATTAGTTGTAGTATTTTGGATATACATTACATTTGAATTATCAGAATATATATATTTATTCCCTCCTGATCCAATATTTAAATATGTCTGATTTTCTAAATTAATTGAATTCAGTGTTTCAAAGTTAAAAGAATTTGTAGTTTGCCCTGATAAAACAAAATTACCATTAGTAATTACAGATAAATTATTTGATGTTCCAGTTGTATTAAATATTAATTTTGTATCTATTGGTATTCTTATATTTCCTCCTGTTGGATATAAATTTAAATCTCCATTTTTTGTCCCTAGTAATATATTACCAGATGTAGCTATAATATTAATATTTGAATTACTTAAAATATTAGTTCCTGTAGTACTAATTATTCTAATATTGTTAGCACTATTTATTAATATACCATTTGCATCTCCATTAATAGTTTGTGTAGAATTACCAAAATAAATTCTTGTATTGACAGGTATAATAACATTACCACCAGTTGTTGTTAGATATAAATCTTTATTCGTATTAACAATTAGATCACCTGATGTATTTGAACTAATTCGTTGATTACCAATTGATGAACCATCAAATGACAAATATGTTTGAACTGGAATAA